ATGTGCTTCCGCTTTTTCAAGGTCTTCGTCATCCAGGCCGGCAAGGTCTTTCAGTTCCAGGTCTTTTCCGTATTTATGCCTCAGTTCAAGGTCAACATCTTTCTTTGACCATTGTGAATGCTCTTTTGCAAGGGCTTCCCGGCGCACGTCGATGTCCGACATGGTAGCGTAGTCCTTCTCCTTTTCAGCGATGTAGCTTTTCAGGGCTTTGGTACCGTCTTCGGATTGAACGAGGTCGAACCATGCCTTTGCCTCGTCGTTTTTAAACTTAGGGACAGCGTTTTCAAGTTCTTTTGCCCTTACCTCAATGCTGTCATAGTTTTTAACCTTGTCCAACGCTGCGATAAAATCTGCTTCCGTTTTAAACAGCCCTTCCGATTTTGTGGCAAGCCATTCGTCAAAGTTTGGCGGCGTGGTGGTTTCTGTTGTAACAGGTGGGGTAACAGTATCGGCAGGCGGAGTAACGGTGTCAGCCGGTGGCGGCGGGTTCTCCGTGTTGACAATTTCGTCAAATTTAATTTCCGCAATTGGCTCAACAGGTTTATCCTCTTTTATCGCCTCAAGTAAAGCGGGGTTCTCAAAATCAATTTCTTCTACGTCCATAAAGGTCTTGAGTATTTTTGCATAAAATTAGGTTACACATTTTGAATTGTTATTTTTTTTATTGTAATTTGTAGTATACCATACCATTACATAATATGACAAAGGTTAATAAAATACAAGTTGTTCTAACGACAGAGGAACAAGGATTGTTAATTAAAGAAGCCCATAAACAGCAACGCACAATTTCTAATTTGGCACGTAAATATATAAATGAAGGCGTTAAAAGAGATATGGAGGTAAAAAGTGTTTAGCAAAAGCCAATACATTTACCACTTATCAAATCCTATAACAAAAGAAATTAAATACATAGGTATAACTGACACGCCAAGAAAGAGATTTTATGCTCATTTAAAAAATAAACAGCATACCTGGATTTCGGAATTGATTACAGATGGTTTTTATCCAATTATGACTGTTTTCGATAGGTGTGCTCTATATTCAAGTGAATGCGAATGCTATATTGTACATCAATGCATAAAACTAAAAATACCGATAACAAACACGATTATGTCTGTCGGTGTAGCCAGAGAAAACGAAACAACCATTCAATCCTTTGAAAAGTTTACTGAGTCTGTCAGGGAATATGATAACATGAAAACACATTATACTTATTTTAAATTCCTTTCGCCACTTAAAAAATCTATAATAGATGAAGGAAACATAATTATCCTTTTATTTAATGACGCCGAAATGGAACTATTAGATAAATTATCCAGAAAAAAGAAAACTCACGTAACCGAACTGCTTAGGCGTTATTTTTCTGATGCTATGCGAAATGAATTAAATTTTTGAAATATGATGGATAAGAAACAACTCAACATTATAATAGTTGCATGGTTTATGGTTGGATTTATCAGTGGTTTTATGTTTTTATTTGTAATCCTATTATTAACGCATAAAATATGAAAAACTTCATAAAACACTTTAAAAGGCTGCTATTACGCCCCTTTTACGCTTTCTACTGGCTAAAATTCAAAGTCAAGGAATATTTCAATATTGAAAATCGTTTTGAAATCCGCGTACACCAGGACACGCTTGGTGACTGGACTGAAAAAATAGGGTTGCGTAATTTTAATTCGTGGCTTTCAAAACATGGTTATTGGCGATTGTCTACACAAATGGACAACCTTAAACTTATTGTACCGAAAAGTTACCGTGACCTGATAATAAAATATCCTGAATTGAAAAACCCGTTTAAATTGGTGAAAGAAATGACGAAACCAGAATACAGACCGACTGGCAATAAAGTTTTTTACCATTATGAAGATGGTGAGGTAAAAACATCTGATAAAGCGGGGCCACCTGTAACTGTAACTATTAAAACTCCACCCGAAGACCCCACAGACTGGTAACCATGACAAAACTGGAACAAATTGACCAAAGGCTTTCCCTTTATCATCTGTATCTTAGGTACTACATTGATTTTATGTGGCCTAATTTTCCTTTTTCAATAACTATAGATGCTTCATGTATTCCCCCAATATCTTCGCTTGAATTGATGAGGATGTATCAACAAACTGGAACAATGTACTTTTATTCGATACGTGAGACCGAAAAAATACCGGAACTTCTTTCCTATGATGAATGGCTGGTTGAAAACGAATATGCTGATTTAGTGGCTTAAAACAATCCCACTTTACGATTGTTGCTCTGATATGAATACTACAATTGCAGCGGTTTATATCATCGTGTCCACGATAGTTTTCGTGCTTTCGGTTTTCAGCTATCCCAACACTTTACCGTATTACTGGTATTATCGGGGCGTTTCAATCATTTTAGCACTGATCGGGTTGGCATTGAGTTACCAAATTTTATTTCATTAAGCAAAGTATTCTGCTTATATTCGTGTAATTAATCGCGGTGCCACGCGAATTGATATAAAAAAAGGGGCTAAGCTGCCTGCGAGGGTTGTTGCGAAACTTGCTGCGGCTGGGATTGTCCTTGTTGTTGAGCCTGCACCGCTTGTGCTTTAGCCTGTTTATCGGCTGCCATATTCTGTAGATAGTTGAACATTGCTTGCTTTTCGGTTTCATCAACAATGCCTAACCCACGCCAAAATATCGGTGGAACGTCGGCTACGGTTGCTCCGGGTTTCTCTAAAACAGCTGAAACAATCTTTTCGCGCATCACGCCGGCCCATTCGAGCGACTGCTTCATAACCAAGTTATCTTGCTCTTTTTGCATCAATTCCAATTTGTTTTTATGTTGCTGTTGCTCCAACGCCATATCATGCTGTCCTTTTGTATCGGCTGCGGCTTTCGCTTGTTCCAAATTATTTTGAGTATTCTGTTTGGCAATCTCGGCATCATCCGCTCTTTTCTGCTTTGCGTATTGAGCTAATAGAAACGACCTCAGCGTCGGATCGTCAATAAGAGAAAGTTCCGCGTCTGCATCTAATCCGATTTGGCCCTGCTCTAATGCAATTTCAATTTTTCTATCTATTTTCTCTTGTTCACCCTTGTCAAGTACAGTTTCGATTTTTGTGTCGAACACAAGTTGCGCAAGGTTTTCACCCATGTTGCGCATGTACTCAATATCATCCTCTCCCAAAGCCATATTGTACCCGTCAAAACTGTCGTCCTTTAGGAAAAATTTATCCAGTAGCAACAATTCAACGTTCTTTGCCACACCCTTTTTAACGTTTAAAACGGCTTTATAAACGTAGTTACTTGGTTCTGCCGCAAGCTCCCTGGCGTCGTTAAGGGTTGAATTAGCGGTAGCCTGGTTCGTGATGTTACCCGAAGCAAGGTTATTGTCCCCGGTGATAATTTGCAACTTTTTATACGTTGACCAAAACTGTTCTTCCAGTTCTTTCAACTTTTGGCTGGCTGGGTGAGTATTCGGTTTTATCGGGGGTTCCTGTTGTCTGTCGTCACCCTCAATATCGCGCCCTTGATAGTACTGGTTACCTGTTTGCAGGTAAATGCCCAAAAGCTGCATTGGTGAAAGAACACCAAGCCCCTGCCCCATGTCAATATTGGCTATACCCAATGTATCTATGCTAAACCCGTCCGGTGCTGTCATGGCGATAATAGCCTGTGATTTACACCAAATGTTTTGCAGCATGTCAATCATCGGCATCATCGTTTCTACCAGTGACTTATTGCGGCAGTGATGATTATTGTGCATGTGTATGGTGTACGGCGACCGTATCTCCACCAAATTGTTATTTGGCTTGAGCATATCCTTTGCCAAACCCCATTCCAAAAGAATGTTTACATCGCCCTCAACAATCCCAACGCCGTGATACGCCACGTAATAGGGCTTACTTTCCTCGCGCCTTTCCGGTGGCAGGGCTTCCAAACGATCTTCGTACAGTTTGTCCCGGCCAAAACCTACCTTTTCCTTGCGATAGGTGAGGTTATAGAGCGTTTTGTAGTACAGGTCAACAATTGGCACACTAACAGCGTCATAAGGCCGTGCAAGGGCTGTATCGTAGTTGTAATCCCAATCGCAGGCTAAGTCAGTAGCATTACCGTAGCTGCCGATGAATGTTTGCGAAATCCTCCAAAGTTGTTCCTCGGTGACTACGGGGGTTCCATCCGATTTTTTCTTACCGGCTGTGCGCAACCGCACCTCGGTAATGGCCATGTTACGCGCTTGTCCCTGCCACTGCCAATCTTCAAAGTTGTCCAGTTCACTGTAAGAGGTGATAAACGCTTCTGGCTTTACAACGGGGGTTTTTATCCACCCGTTGCCGTTTAGTTCTGTGAGGCATACCGGGAAACCGCAGCAAAAGGTATCCCATATTAAACGCTTTTTTATCACATCATCCCACTCGTTCTGCTCAAAAACGATGTTTTCAGCCATCTGCATGATTGTTTCTTCGCGTAATGGCTTTGTCTTAAATTTTACGTCAAGTTCCCTTTGTGATTTTGGGTCGTGGTCTGAAAATTCCTCCAACTGCAGGCCGGATTGTTTTTGTAAGTCCTGTAATACCGGGCGGTAATTCATTTTAAACTTAGCCTCATCCTTTTCCTTTTTCTTTTTGTCGGAGGCAAGTTGCCCTGACGCACGGCACTTTATTTTTTCAATGCGTTCAAGGTATCTGTCCATTTTGGCATTAAGCAAAGGGGTTGCTATGGCAAGGGGGGAATAGTCAATATTTAAAACCACTGGTGTCCCTTCAATCTTTATAAGGTCGCGGTATTGATCTTCGGGCTGTTGGCCGCTGGCGTATAGCCGTGACTTTTCGTAGCGCAATAGCCGGGCGCTGTACGTTTCAGCACCGTACCCACTTTTCCAACGGGCATAACATTGGCGAAGCACTTTTAAGCCAAATTCGTAACTATCTTTCCGGGTGTCGGGGGATAAGGGACTTTCGGTGAGCGGTGATTCCGGGTACATACTGAAAATTGTTTGTCAAATATATAAAATAATTATCCAGTGTTTTTAAATGCCAAAGATACACCGCCGCGATTGTGAACGGGGAGTATTTGTAATCCCACTGTTTTGGGCTTATTATCCGTTTTCTTTTCCATGCCGGCAATGATGGCCATAAAGAACGCTATACACTCATCCGAATGTGTACGGTCGTCCCGATCAAAGTTAATAAGCTGGTTCACTAACTCCACAAAATAAATTTTATGATAGCGCATTTTTATGTACTCATCACCAAGGTCAATCTGCCTTTGAAAGGCAAATGGATCCTTTGACGGGGTTCCATACTTATATTCGACTTTCTTTCGCTTAGGGTCAATCGTATTCTTTGGTCGCCACATCACGTAATTTCTAAACCCTTCTTCAAGGAATTTTTCGTAGTAATCGTCAATATCACTTTCGTAATTAGCTTTGCACCCGTAGTACTCACAAAGCATCATTACATACTTATGAAAGTCAGCCTTTAGTCGAATGCTACCGCGTTTAGGCGCATACCGTAAAACCAACAACCCACTATTTTCCGGGTCTGTGGCATCCCCTTTACGGTAAACATAAGCCACCGCCTGTGACTTCTCGCTACCAGTTGTCATTGTTGCACCGATAGGGTCAACCCCAATAGCAAAACTTTCGTCATTGTCAGGCATCATCAAACGATTGTTGCCTATTTTATTTTTGTTGGTTAGGTGTGTCCCCGAAAAGTCCCACACCATGTAACAATCCCCTTTAGCATCATGCCTCCATTTTACCCGTTCAGCATCCCGGTAAAAGGTTACGCGAGTAACAAGGTTTAACGGTGCGTTTTCATCTTCATGGCTATTGGTACGTTCGAGGTAATCAAGTTGGATTTGCAGTAAATCATTGGCGAAACAGCCACCAAAGTTTTTAGCCTGCCACATGTGCCGCTCTGATAATGGGTCTTTCTGTTGTGCCCTTGCCAAGTCTTCGCCCTCAAGCCCTTCCCACAGGGTTAAAATAAATTCCCTTGCTGCCTCCCGGTTGGAATATCCGTGGTCATCAACGAATTTTACACCAGTTACCGGGTGTTCACCTAAGTAACCGTAGTCGGCAGGAATGAATAGGTTTGTAAGGTAACTTTCAGTTCGGCCCGTTTTAGGGTTAGTGGTTGATATACGGCTGGCATCCCAAGTCTTTTTGAAGTTCTTACCTCCCTTTTTCTCCATATCCTCAACCGTAGTGGTTCGGAATGTTTTTCCGGTAATACTTGCGCCTTTTTGTAAACAGAAACGATAAATGTAATAACGTGTGTCCGTGTTTACCTCTTTGGTTTTTCCAACTTCGTCATCGTACATAGTGTACAATTCCTCTCCGTCATACGCTTCTTCGACAGATGATCTGTGGTCAATGGATGAATTTAACGCTTCCCCGTAAATCTTATTTGGGTCTTTCGATGCTCTTTTACGTGGTTCAGAAAACTCAAGTATGGTAGCTGGCCTTGTTTCACCGCTGTCAACAGGCTTTAAAAAATCTTCTAATTGGGTCCACGATGAAATTAACTTTTTGAAAATGGTCTTAACGTCTTCATTGGTTTTGGACTGCATACCACCGCGACGGTATGTGCCACCGGTGGTTCTTTTGTATAAAATAGCATTACCAAGTGTTGTTTTGCCAAAACGACGATTCGTTGCAAGGTTTACGCCGGCCATATTCGGCATATTCTCCACCTGTTGCCAATGGAGCATCACGTCCCGCTGCGCGTCAATAAAGCGCATACGCTTCCCCTTATCCCTCCAATAAGCAAGTATCAGATAATGAGTGTCCGAAATATACTCAAGCCTACCCGCATTAAAAAACCAAAAACCACCATTAAGGCGTTCAGCCTCTTGGTGCAAAAATTCTTCGGTAATGTTTTTGGGTACTTCGGGATAGGGAAAGAATTGCTTGTTAGCAGGGAGATTATATCCGGGTATTAGGTTCCATCGCGGTGATTCAGGTAGGTAAACCTGTATTTCACCAATAGTTCTTACCCTCTCAAATTGTTCAATAGCTAACTTGCAATCTTCACGATTCATTGAACAAATGTAAGTTATTTGCGCTTCAACACAATATCCTGCATTTTGGTTGGTTTTTTCTTTTCAGCTTCCACGTCTTTTTCCGGATCAGAAATTGATAAAGCAAGAAAATCCTTTTTATTCTTAACCACAGCCAAAAAGTTTGCAAATGTCTTATCATCTCCCGAAAGTAGTTTAAAATCCTTTTCATCGGTACTCAATTTTTCAAGGTCATCTGCTAAAACATCACAAACATGGGCAAGTTCCAGTTGTAACTTTGAAACACCTTTCCCCTCAAGGTAGTCAATATATGCCACCACCTCGGGTGACGCTCCGGTTAAATCAGGCTTTTTCATTGTACTTTTCCCAAAAAACTATTTCACTTTCCATGTTTTTTCATTTTTTCAATTCTGATGGATCCCTAAAAGTACGCCCTGAAATGCTGTGTCCGGGCTTTAGTATCCCGCCTCCCTGCTCAATTCGCCTATCATGCCTGGTCACATAGACCCGTCTGAAATAAGCCCCGTCCTCAAAGTTAAAAGGGGTAAACTTACCCGTTTTTCGTTCTTCCATCTTTTGGTCGTAATACTTTTCGTAATCAGCCTCGAAATCTTTTCCCTTTTGGGTAAGCACCCACCCATACTTTCTTTTATACCCCGTAGTGTTAAAAGGTACTTTTACCACATACCCTTTTTTTTCAAGTGCAGGCATTATTGTTGGCCTCTTGTCAATGTAGTTCCGGGCAAACAGTTTATAGGTATTGTTAAAAAAAACACCAATATAACTTAGTAAAATCAAAAATTCCGCTTCTTTGGCTACCAAGCCGTTTAAACAATACCAGCGCCGAAATATTAAGCCACTTGAAAAAGAATAAAAGTAATCAGGCTTTTTATCAATGAACACATAATCTTTAATGCTTTTTTCTACTTCTTTCTGTCTTTGTTCAGCCTGCTGCGCCCGTTTTTTCCACATCTCCCGTTCGACCTTTAGGTGCATTAGCTGTATGCCCCGTTTTTTATAACTAACTAACAGTTCCTCGTGGGTTTGTACTGGTCTGCCCTTTTTTGCCATTACCCCAAAACTACTCCAACGATACAGTCCATGTTTAAAATCCATTGCCTGTTTGGCAGGACACACCCGTAGTTACGGTAAACAAGCAATATGTTGCCAATGGAAAATTGCCCCGGTTTTACCTTATCACCAATGGCTAAAATACGCGCATGAGTAAACTTTGGTTCCGGCGTTTCAAGGTTTTTTGGGTACAGTCTTTCCGCATCAGCCCGAAGCATATGCGGGTAATATTTATCAAGGTAAGCCTCTTTGTCGTCATGGTTTTTACGTTTCCATTCGTCCCAAGCGGGGTCGGGCAAGTATTCAACCAACACCACGTCACCGATGGGTTCATAACCTGTTTCTGTTTCAATGCCAACTATTTCCCGCTGGTCAACCTTGATGTATTTTTTACCTTCGTAAATAAGGTCATACTGAAATTGGTCTACCGTGATAACGGTGGTTCCAACCCTTACTAATGGGTGTGCGTTTTCAGGGATATTGGTAATATAAATCTTTACCCCCTCTTTGGTTTCAAGGGATGATGAAAGGATGATACCAGCTGCGGTCTTTTCGTATTCTGAATAAACCTCGTCGCCCAAATAGGTGCCGGGGACACAACTTATCGGTTCAATGAAAAACAATATCATTGCCTCCGGGATAACTGCCTGATGGTCGTTAAGCCATTTAGCCACTTCAAATGCCCCGTAATGAACGAACGCCCGGCGCCCGGCATATTCCCCCGACAAAATATCAATGACCTGTGGATTGATTGCCTTCCGGTCTGTGGTAACACCCCATGCGGTGTCCGCATCTTCATCACCTGATTCAATGACATACCTTTCAGGGATAATCAGCCCGCTTGCCTGTTTTACTACCGTTGAGTCAAAGTCATGCTCAAACTTTACAATAACCTTTCCCTTTGACGTAGTGGGCAACTTTTTTTCTATTTTATAATCAATCATAAATCCTTAGTAAGCCAAGCATAAAACTTATCGGCATCGGTAATTATCTTTTCAGCCGATGGCGATGTGGTTGATGACAAACTACTGCCCTGCCCATAATTAGGTTCATAGGTGGTTTGATTTGGATTAATTTGCAGTGCCGACCGTATTGCGGATTGCCTTAATTCGATTTTTTCTCCTAATGTGATTTCGTTTTCCATAATTTTATCGTGTTATTTCAATTAATCTTGTTTCCCTTTTTTTATTGATTTTTGACAAAAGCATGTTTTCCTTAATGTACTCCCATGCCTCATCATGCTTTTGCTTTAAAAAAACACTGTTGTCCCCTTTTAACATTGCCGGTAAACTTGAAAGAGGCAAGATACAGTCTAAATTAAATTCAGGCAAATCTTTGTTCCCAAAATATGCTGCGCCAGCGTACGTGGATTCTAAAAATGAACAATTTGATTTGCTTCTGTTAAAAAGGTTGTTTGTCAAAGGGTACATGAATATCATCGGGTTCATCTCATGCATCATTTTGTAAAATTCAACCGTTGACCCTCCGGGATTGTGAAAAAAGTTCCCATGTTTAACCCGATACTCAATAAAATCAAATTTCTGACCTAACCAATACCAGTTCCACTTTTTATACTTATTTATCATTCTTACAATCCATTCGGTAGTACCCGGATGATAAATATCTTCGATGTGGCTACCACCACCCCGCCACATGACAATATTCTTTTCAGGAAACGGCATCTTTTTGTGAACCGGGAACACCGTATCGTTATGGGCGTTTGGAATAATGTGAATGTTTTTATTGTACAAGCGAAATGAGTTTTTTATCGCTTCGGTGGCAACCCAAATTTCATCTGACAGTGCAAGACACTTTATCGTATGGCGTTTGTCACCCTCGTAATGCCCGTGCATTGGGTTGGTAGGGGGAACGTGGAGGACATCGTCATCGTAGTCAGAAATCACGCGCATGTTGAGGTTGTGCGCCATCCTGATAATGTTCAAATGTGCTTCGGATGTTGGCCTGGACAAGAACACCCCATCAAAATTATTTAAGAGGTGGGCGCTTATTTCCCTTTCCGTTGACCTGGTTATAGTGAATGCCTTGTTTTTAATGTAATCAAGTGGCATCAGGCGATAAAATTCCGAAGCTGATGCCCAGTGATCGAAGTAAATTATTTTTTGCGGGTTGTTCATATCTTACGGAAAACTGAAATGTGAACCACTGAAAACCAAAATTCAAACGGTGGGTTGGTAGCCAACCACGCTTTTTTAGCATCAGTAACATCATCAATGCCACAAAAATAACCCGTTGGTGGAAAATTTAAGTCATTATTACAATCGTCAATTACCAAAAACCCACCTGGTTTAATCATTGGAGAATAGTTAGTAAGGTCGGATAGGGCAGTTTCGTAGGAATGGCCCCCATCCACATAAATACAGTCATATTCCCTACGGCCAGCGGCAGCAACCATCTCCGGGCTTTCGCTATAACCTTCCAATATAATGGGAAATAGCGCCGGCGGTAAATCTTTATTGAACTTGTCGTAAATGTTATTCAAGTGCGCCCAATAATTATCTTCTGTCCAACCGGTGCCGTCACCGTTCATAGGCGACACACCCCACACCTCCGCTTTTGGTTTTAGCCTTTGCCATAATGAAATTGTCGCGCCTTTGAAAATTCCTATTTCACACATCTTCGCATCTTCCGGCAACTCATCGCAAATCAACTTCCACAGCCACCAAAACGACCGCTCACCGAAGCCAAAAATATTATGCTCGACCCAATCGCGATGCTCCTTTAAGTTTGGGTTCAAGTCCACTAACTGCTTAAATAAGTCATTGATATGAACGTGGTAGCCCGGTTCATCTTTCCACTCGTCGTGATATTGCTGTAAAATCATAGTTTTATAAACTGGTTAAACTTTTCATCAATGGTTTTCCCATTGAAATGAATGAAGCATGGTTCGTTACCCATTATTTGCACCCGGTTATTTTCGTAGGTGTATTCGCCATCGGAAATGAAGCTATGGCTGTTAAAAACGCTTTGCCCGTAATCCGGCCTGATCTTTTGTTGAGTATCATGCCCTTGCAACATAAAGCATATATTCATCCATAGCTGATCGTCTATTTCATAAAAAGGCTTGTAATACTCAAACAGTTCAATAAATACTTCTGCTTTGGCATAATATAATCCACTATTTAGATAATTAAACCCATGTCCAAAATCTGCATACTCGTGTCTAAACGGTTGTAATGACGGCGGCCAAAGGTTTTTTTCGCAAGAAACAACCATCTGATCTGTTATCCACAACTTACTTTTAAACTCATCGGGGGTACCCAGGCAAACCACGTCAAAAGCGTCGCAAAAAACAAATTCTGTAATTTCAGGATGCTCCTTGAGATAATTATAAGTTTCTATGATTTTGGTGCCGAAACCTTTCCATTCACATTTAATCTTAACCAATCCCCACCCGTTTTTAGTGGCACTATTGGTTAATGCACCTGTGTATTCCAAATGTGAGCAAACTGTTATGATTTTCATTTTTTAACCCAAATTTCCTTTTTGAACCCTGTTTTAAGTATTTCAAAACCGTATGGCAAATACTTTTCCTGTATCTTTTCATGTGGGTAAAAGTCAGGGGTAACATCATCATAACAAATCACACTACCCGGTAACATACGGGGGATGAAAAAGTCTAATTCAGCGGAAATAGCTGCTACGCTATGTGGGCCATCCAAATGAACCATTGCGTAAGTATCGACCCAATGTTCCTCCAAATCATAATAAGGGACACCATCAGACATCTTTTTAAAGAAAACCGTATCAGTCCACGGGTAATGATCGTATTTAACCCCGTTTTCTTGCGCAAACGGGTAAAGCTGTGTCAAGCATTGCGCTTTCATGTTGTTGTCATAATCCAGCCTAATCGGGCCAACATGTTCCCTGCCAACATAAGGAATTGAGCCAAATGGGTCGATACTGATGACCAACTTATCTAAATGGTTCTCTGAAACGGACTGAATGATCTCTGCGGTGCCGCGACCAAGCCTTAAACCTATTTCGCAACACATGCCAGGCACATCGCGTGATAACCAAACTGCTTCGGCTAAGTACTCATATTCCCCTGAATCGTATGGAAAGTCACTCGCCTTCATAAAAATAACTCAATTCTCCTTTTTTAATCATGTTCATGTATTCAGTTGCTTCGGTCAACCATAAACCGGCTTCTCTCTTTTTCCATTCGGTGTACTCCGTTCCACCGGGGTCAAGGTTGGTAATTTTTATGTGCGGTAAAAAAGCGTTTCGAAACCCTGCAGCAATTGAACGAACAGAAAAGATACTGTCATCAAAACCGTAACGCGGACTTAATTGCGAAAGCGAACCCACTTTGTCCAGCATCGCCGGGTTATAAGCGGTACAAGTGCCCATAATGTCATGGCATATCTCCAATTTACCTTCCATTTTGGTACGGTAAGCGGGGTTTTCATGGTCAGGTCGTTGCCAAATGTCGTCACGCTTCAAACCCAAAATACCAATGTCAGGGTGCTTTTTAATTTGTGCTTCCAGTTGTTCCACCCATCCGCTGATTGACCACGATAAATCGTCGTCCGTCTTAATCACAACCTCTCCAGGTTCACGGGTTTTTAGACCGATGTTTATCCCCCTCGCTGTGCCAATATTTTCTCTCAGGTGGATAACGGTTACGTTTCCGTCAATGGCTTGCTGAAAGGTGTCCAAAAAGTCAGATGTTTCCTTGTGACAGGAATTGTTGATGATTATCCAACGGTGCTTTTTAAGGTCAACGGTTTTGGCAAGGGAAATCAGGCATTGTTTCACAATAGGCAACTTTTTGTTGTCTTTGGTCGCAAAAATACATTGTACAATACAAGCCATCTTACAAATCCTTAGTTAGCCATGCGTAAAACT